CCTGATCCAGGGACGCGTCTTCCATCCGCGCCACGAGAGTGGCTGCGGCGAAGGTTTCCCGTTCGACATGGCCCACAGCACGATATCCGGGGATGGCAATGGTGAGCCCGAGGTCGAGTCCGCCAGCACCAGAGCAGAGGGAGAGGCCGAAGATGCATGCGTCTCCGGCCCCGGAAGCGACTCCGGAGGAAGGTAAAGCCAGGTCATGCATGTCACGCGGCGGTCTTGCGCTTTCGCGCGGGTTCGGGGGCGGCGTCCGTTGCCGGGCCATCGGCCGGGGCATCGGCGTCGTCGCCCAGCCGCTCGGTTCTCACCTCGGCGAACGTCCGACCATCGCCATCAAGGATCGCGTCGCGGCCGGTCTCGGCCTGCCAGCGTTCCACGGCGACGTCGACATAGGCCGGGCTGATCTCCATCGCGAAGACGCGGCGGCCGTTGGCCTCGCCTGCCATGATCTGCGAGCCGGAGCCGGAGAACGGCTCGTAGCAGAGGCCGCCCCGCGCCACATGCTGGCGCATCGGGATCCCGAAGGCGTCGAGCGGTTTCGGCGTCGGGTGGTCGGGCCGGTCGTCCTTGGCGAAACTCGGCAGCGCCCATGTCGACGGCAGGGTTTCCTCGGCCACCTTCGGCGGGCGGTTCGGACGGCGCCAGCCCATGAAGCAGGGTTCGTGCTTCCAGAGGTAGTGCGACCGGGTCAAGACACCGCGATCCTTCACCCAGATGATCTGCTGATGGACGAATGCCCCGGCCTTTTCCCAGCAGGCCTCGAGCATCGCCTGGCGGCGCGAGGCGTGCCAGCAATACCACGCGGCATTTTCGGCGATGGCTTCAGCCACGGCCGCCGCGATGAAGCCGTCGTAGAGTTCGGCCCCCTGCGAACTGTCGTCCCAGGTCGTGCCGTAGGACGCGGACCAGTCCTTGTTCCGGGTCGGGTGGTTCGAGCCGTCGTAGTCCACGAGATACGGCGGGTCGGTCGCGAACAGGATCGCCCGCTCGCCGTTCATCAGGCGGCGCACGTCGGCCGCGCTGGTGCTGTCGCCGCAGAGCAACCGGTGGTCGCCTAGGTTCCAGAGATCACCCGTCCGCGATGCCGGGTTGCGCGGCGGTTCGGGGATGGTCACCGGCGGCACGGAGCCCCCGGCGCCACCTTCTTCACCGTCGTATTCCGCGACGTAGGCCAGCAGCTTGTCCAACTCGCCGTCGGAAAACCCGACCAGCGACAGGTCGTAGTCGTCGGCCAGCAGGTCCTGCAGTTCCGTCGACAGCAGCGCCTCGTCCCAGGTGCCGAGTTCGGTCAACTTGTTGTCCGCGATCCGGTAAGCCCGGCGCTGCGCCTCGGTCAGATGCCCGAGCACGATCACCGGTGCCTCGGTCAGCCCCAGCTGCGTGGCGGCCAGGACGCGGCCATGGCCCGCAATCAGCTCGCCGTCCTCGGCGACGAGGCATGGCACGGTCCAGCCGAACTCGGCCATGCTGGCAGCGATCTTGGCGACCTGGTCCGCGCCGTGCGCCTTCGCGTTCTTCGCGTAGGGCTGGAGGCGCGACAGCGGCCACGTCTCGATCGCGTCCGGGGCAAAGCTCAGCGTCATGGTGGGCAAGGTTCCTCGGTCGGGTGGATGCCGGTGGCTTCCGGACTCCGGATGCCGGGCTGGACTCCACACGGGGTCCAGCGGCTACCAGCGGTGTCCGGTCGGAAGGCCAGCGTTCATTGGTGTTTGCGCGGGGCGCGCGTGGCTCCGGCTTCCGGGTGGCTTCCCAAAAATCCGGCCCTGTCGCTGGCGATGTCCCGCGCTTCGCCCGCCAGCATACGAATATCGCCAGGAAGGAACCAAGAACTCAGGGTTAGCCCATTGGACCCCGGCTGGACCCTTCACTGGACCCCGGAAGCCAGCGGCGCGGCCTCTGCCTGCGCGCTCCTCTCCCGAGCATATCCCGTTTCTATCGCCCCGCACGAATCGTGTAAGGCCTTGCGATGTACACCCGAAAATTTCCTCAGAGGACGATTTTTCTTGACAGCCGATTGGCGTTTTCGATGACGAACTGCTGCGAGCGACGGGGCGACGGCACGCGCCCGCTCAGCCGCCAGGTGATGACTGCCAGACCGTACTGCCAGCGCTTGGTCGCGGCCGTGCGCGACAGACCGAACTGCCAGCAGATCGGCTTCCACGCCATGCCGTCCGCGCGGGCCCAGACCAGGCGCGCATCCTCGGGCTCGAGCCAGCGTAGCCAGAGCATCGCTTCCTCCGCCTGTGTGATCTGACGCGGGCTGGGCCTCGGGCGACGCATCTGCGGTTCCTGACCCACCTTGTCGGCGAAGCTGTGGAAATACTCGGGCCATGCGTTGAAGAAACCCTGCGGCATCACGCCTGGCATCTGACGCATCACGCCCGCCGCGAGCTCCAGCCGGTCCTGCACCTGCGCTGAGGTCCACTCACCCATGACGCGACTCCCGTTCCCGCTTGCCGTAGAGCCGCTCGCCGAGCTGGCGGACCAGTTCGCGCTCGGGCCAGGTCAGGCGGTCGTCGTCGATGGCGACGGCCAGCAGCCCCTGTTCCTTCCACCCGTCGCGCTTGACCTCGTCGGGGTTGCGGCGGTGACCGCCGTAGCCCTTCGGCGTGAACCGCATGCCGCTCATTGCACACCTCCGCGCGTTTCCAGCGCCCAGAGGAGGATTGCGATGGCGTCGGCCTCGTTGTCGTCGGCAGGCGAGAAGCCGCGCGCCCGGGCGGCCGCCATCATGGCGTCCTTGTTGGCGTTGCCCTTGCCGGTGGCGTGGCGCTTTATGGTGCCGACCGGGACGCCCTGATAGGCGATGCTCGCGGTCTCCGCCCATGACGTCAACGTGGCGAGCAGCCCGCCATAGACATGCGCCGCGTCGGTGCCGACGTGCCTGCGCACCTCCTCGAAGTGGATGGCGGTGATGGCGCCGGCGTCGTGCGACAGTTGGTCGAGCCAGCCCCGGAACCGCAGGTATCGCATGCCGCCGCCGTCGTAGCGGCTGGGGCGAAACGACACCGTGCCGCTGGTGATCAGACCGTCCGCCGCCTGCAGCGCCCAGCCGGTCGTGGTGCCGAGATCGAGAGCGAGGACGACAGGCACGCCGGGGAACGGGGCGCTCATGGGTGTCGGGGTCAGAGATGCGTGGGCCATGATGGGCTCCTTTCCGGTTTGGTGCTCGATGGGGTGATGGGCGGGGCATCGGGCGCTCATGGATCGAGCTCCCGCAGCCAGTCGGGGACGGGTGAACCTCGGGAACCTGCCGCGGGAGGTTCACAGGGAGGTTCACACGCACAAGGCTCTGAATTCACAGGGCTTTGTGAACCTCGCGAACCTTGTGAACCTTTTCCGGCATCATCCTTCGCATGTGCGTGCGCGCGCGCGTGCGTAAGGGTTGGGAGAGGTTCACAAGGTTCACAAGGTTCACATTTGCCAGTCCGATCAATGGCTTGATCGTGTGAACCTCGGTTTTCGAGGTTCACACTCGCGGCCCGAGGTTCACACGCATCAGACCCCTGCGCGCCCGATTGCGGGCGTGACGCTTGCTCCGAGACCTTAAGCTGCCATTTGACCGCCCGCCGAAACGTGCCCGCCTGCACCAGCCTGAGGGTCAGATCGCCCACCCGGAACACCCGGTCCCGCATCTTCTTGATGGCGATCCCGAAGCTGGTCTTCTGCGCGCGGTCCGTGTGACCGGTGATGGGGGGCGCCGGATCGCAGAACTGGGCCACGTCGAAGAGGTCGGCCGCGCCCACCTCGGCGGTCCCGAACCGGTCCCACCAGGCGGCGATGAAGGCGCTCCAGCCCGCGCCTTCGCTGTCGGAGGCCTCCATCATCTCGTCGAGATTGCCGAGGAAGCCGGGGATGTCCGCGACCTCGAGCACACCGCCGACGACATGCGCCCAGTTCTCGAAAGAGCCAATGGTGCGCGCCCCGCGCGGCTTTCCGGCGGCGATCCACGCCTGGCAGAGCGTGAGGCAGGCGGCGACGAGACGGGGGCGGTTCGCACGCACCCATGTCATCAGGTCGGGATGGCGGAAGCCGGTGCGCTGCCAGGGGCGCTCCTCGTGGGGATCGAGCCGGATGCGCAGGAGGCGGCGGGCCATCTCGTTGGAGAACTCGGGGTTGTTGCCGGTGGCGATCCAGAGGCAGCGGATCGGCAGCCGCGCCATTTCCGAGGCGCCAAGGATCCGGTCCTCCCAGAATGGTGCGGTCAGCGCGGCCGCGACGGCGGAGCTGTCGAGCTTGGCGCGCAGGTTGTCGATCAGCACGATGGCGGGGATCTGGCGCAGCTTGGCGGTGACGCGCTTGCGCCATTCGTCGTCGTCGCGCCCCTCGGTCATGACGCTCGCGCCTGAGCCGGTCAGGATGGTGGCGACGGCATCGACCATCAGCGTGGCGCCGGAACCGGGGCTGGGCTTCTCGATCAGGTGCAGCGGCGTCGGCCCGTCGATCATGCCCCGCAGGAAGCCGAGCAGCAGCAGCGCGATCACATGCGCCATCTCGGCGGGACCGACGAAGGGGAAGTCGCCGAGCAGATCCTCGCACAGCAGATTGCGGGCGGCGGCAACCTCGGCGGCTGACGGCTTGGCCGGAATGGTCGGCACCACAAACCCGGGCGTCGGGGCATAGAGAAGCCGCGCGTCGGGATGATATCCCGGCGTGGTCAGCAGCGTGCCGCCGCGACCGAAGACCGGGGTGTTGACGATGCCCACCAGCACGGGCAGCGCCGGGTCGGGCGTGGCTAGCACGGACTTGACCACGGCGATCGGCGGCGGGGCCGCGACCAGTTCGCCCTTGCCGTTCAGCTTCTTCCAATGCGCCAGCCTCGCCAGCATGTGACGCAAGCGTTCCTCGGTGATCGCGGTGGCGACCGGACGGCCCTCGTCGTCGGGCACCACCCATGTCGGCTGCCCGGCGAAGCGGAAAACCCATGGCGTCCGGTTCGAGGCCATGAGCAGGCTCCAGACCCGCTCGACCGAGCGGGCCAGATCGCCTTCGTCGGCGCGCAAGGTGGGGATGGCCTCGCCGCTGCCCTGATAGTTGACCGGCCGGTGCTGCCCGATCAGCAGTGTCGGTTCGGCCTCGGTGATGGCCTCCGCATCTGCGATCAGTGCGGCGACAGCCTCGGACCCTTCGCGCAGCAGCTGATCGTTGAAATCCTCGCCTTCCTCAGGCGGCAGGACGACGGCCACGTCGCGCCCCTGTGCGCGCAATCGCCGGGCAGCGGCTTCGGCGGCCCGCAGCCCGGCCCCGGATGTGTCGTTGTCGGCCAGGATCAGCACGCGCCGGACGCCGGGCGGCAGGTCGACCTGCTCGAGCCCCGATGTCGAAAGCGTCGCCCAGACCGGCAGATCGGGGCATGCGGTCATCACCGCGAGGCCGGTCTCGATGCCTTCCGAGAGCGCCAGCCGATCGCCGTCGCCGATCACGGCCAGTCGCACTGCGCCGCCCGTCACCCGGCCCAGCATCTTCCTGGCCTTGTCGAGCGGAGCCTTGGTGACCGCCTTCTCATCGATGGCGAGATAGCTGCGATGCAGCCCGATGACCGCGCCATCGCGGTCGCGGACCTGTCCCAGCATGGCCGGATAGCCGGTCTTCGTCTCCCAATGGGCCAAGTCAGGATGAAACAGCAGATCGGCGGCCTCGGGCACCATCAGGCCGCGTCCGGTCAGATACCGCGCGACCGGAGAACCCGAGATCGGCTCAGCACCCGTCATGATGTGCGCGATCTCGAGCGCGGGATCGCGCTTCACCGGTGGCGGCGTCGGCGGCGCGCGGCGTTCCGGTGCGCCGGGCGCAATGCCCGCGATCTCGGCCGCCTCGACGATCAGCGCGCGGCCGTCGAGCCCTGTCGCCTCCTCAATGGCGCTGATCGGGCCGCCTCCCTGATTGCCGTCGAAATCGATCCAGTCGCCGGCATGCGCCCCGCGCAGGGTGATGACGCAGGAGCCGGTGTTGCGCGGCGCATCTCCCCGGATGTTGGCGAGCCGCCATTCGTCGCCCGACTTGCGCCCGCGCGGGAACAGGCGCGGCACCCAGACTTCCGCGGTCTCGCGCAGGCGCGCCACCACCAGGTCGAGATCGTAGCGCAGAGGCTCGCCGCCGAGCGGTTTGGCGTCGTTGAGGTCAAGCAAGGATCACCAGACCTTTCTCGGCCCGCGTGATCGCGGTGTAGAGCCAGCGGTTGCGGTCGGCGGCGGTGCGCCCGAAGCCGTCGTCGAACACGACGACGTTCTCCCATTGCGAGCCCTGCGACTTGTGGCAGGTGATGGCGTAGCCCCAGCTGGACTCGATCAGCCCGCGCCGGATCTGCCACTCCCGCCGCCCGCGCTCGGGGTCGTAGGCGACATGATCGGCATACTCGCCGCGCCAGAAGCTCTGCCGCCCACCAATGCAGATCCCGTCCTCGGTCTCGACCATGGCGCTGAAGGCGAAGGCGTCGTCCGGATCCTGCCGCACCTCGGTGAGCGTCAGGAACATGCCGTTGATCAGTCCGAGATCGTGGCGGTTCTTCAGGCAGATGATCTTCTCACCGTGGCCTGTCGGAAAATCGGCGCCAAACCCGGCCGCGCGCTTCATGGCGGTGTTCAGCCAGCGCCGCGTCGCATTGGTGCCGCAGATCACCTGGCCGCCCTGCAGCATCTGCGAAGGGCCGACCTCGTGGCGCGACATCTTCCACACATGGTCGTCATGCGCGCCGGGAGGGATCGGCAGCCCCTCGCGAGCCAGCGTCGCGAGCCGCAGGATGGCGCTGTCGCCCGCCTGCCGGTGCACCTCGGTCAGCATCACGTCCGGTGCGGTCTCGGTGAAGAAGCCCGTGTCCTTCACGGGCGGCAGCTGCCCCGGATCGCCCAGCACCAAGATCGGCTTGCCGAAGGCCAGCAGGTCGTGGGCCATCTCCTTGCCCACCATCGACACCTCGTCGAGCACCAGAAGGTCCGCGTCGCGCAGGATCGACTGCTCGTTGATCAGGAACTTCGGCTGGTGGATGTCCTCGAGCCGCAACTCGAGCTGGGCGATCCGCGTCATCGCAAAGCCGCGCTCGGCCGGACCCATGCGCGGCAGGTCGCGCCGCAGCGCCGCCAGATCCTCGGTCGCGCGCGCGATTTCCTCGGGGGTCGCCTCGGAGACCCGGTAGATCAGGCTGTGAATGGTCTGGGCGGGCGTGCCCTTGCGCGTCATCACGAGCGCCGCCTTGCCGGTGAAGGCGGCGAAGAGCACGCCCCCAAGCCCGCCCGGGGTCATGGGCTCCAGCCCCAGCGCCTCGATCGCCATTGCGGTGATGGTGGTCTTGCCGGTCCCGGCATAGCCGAAGAGGCGGAAAATCTGCTGCTCGTGGCGCCGCGTCTCGTACCAGTCGCGGATGGCGGCGATGGCGCGGCCTTGGGTATCAGAAAGGGTGACGGTCATGCGCGGTCCTCCCAGCAGCGGGTTGCGAACGGGCAGAACCGGCAGAGGAAGAAGTCAGGGCTGGTCGCGATGCGGGGCAGCAGATCGCCCGTGTCGGCGGCGCGCAGCACTTCGACCGCCTTGTCCGACAGCGCCTGCGCGGCGGCCGGATCGAACGACACATGCTCGTGGTAGAGCTCGCAGGTGTCCTTGTTCAGCGCGGTGAAAAGCGCGGACCCGAGGCCCATATAGGCCATGTAGATCTGCATCTGGCCGAAGTAGACGGGCTTCGAGAGCTGCACGCCCTTCTTCGCCGTGTCCGACCAGGATGACGCCTTCAGCGCCTTGTGTTCCCACAACACCGGCCAGACGAGGCCGATCTCCGGGCCGCCGACGATCACGCCGTCCACATGACCGCGAATGCGCCCGCCTGCCGTCTCGAAACCGAACTGGCCACCAGCCTGCGTCTGCGTGCGCAGATCGAACCCGGCCTGCCGGAGCCAGCGGATCGCCAGATCCTCGAATACATGCCCGGCCGCGAAGATGCGAAGAACGCGCCCCTCGAAATCCTTGCCGGGATCGGGCGGCGTGTGGGTGAACTCGTAGACCAGCCGCCGCGCGCAGGGCTCGCCGATGCGGCTGGCGCCCAGATAGTTGCGCGGGCGCTGGCCCTCGCGTTCGGCCTCCAGCGCAGCGTCGATGCGGCTGTTGATCCGCGCGCCAACGGGTTCGGTATCCGTGGCGTCGCGGCCATAGACGAAGCCCGATCCGTGATTGAAATCGACCAGCATCCGCGCCCCCTCAGAACGGCACGTCGCCGTTGTCGGACTGGCGCTGCATCGAGGCCTGAAAGCCGTCGACGCAGGCTTCGATCACGCGGTCGATGTCCGCGGCCGGGCGGTCGAAGAAGGGTGCCATCAGGCCCATCTCCGTCAGTGCCTCGGCGAGCATCCGGCGGGCCTCCACGATGGCGCGCGTCTCCATGTCGGTCTTGTCGATCATGCCGTGGTTCCTTTTGGCGTTGGCCGAGCCCGCCATTAGGCAAGCCATCGAGCAGAAGCGGTAATGAGGGTGACGGTCCCAGCGCAGGCCGTGGCAGTAGCCGAAGCCCCGGGCCTCGCGACCGCACTGGGCGCAGGGCACGCGCCGGGCGAGGTCCGCGCGCGTCACCCCATGAGCAGCAGGTCCAGCGCGTCGCGCTCCTCCTTGTCCGGGGCGGCGGTACGGCGTTCGGAGGACAGCACGATGAACCTGCTGATGGCGTTCGATGCCATGCATTCCAGATCGCGCCGGGTCAGGCTGGCGATGGGACGGTCGAGACGCCCGCGCGCCTCGAGCCAGCGTCCCATCGCCAGTGCCGCCTCCGTGGTGACATGCGCCTGCCATTCGTCCGGGCTCACGGGTTCAGCCAGGCCGGGCCATTGCCGGGTTTGGCGGCGGGCGGCGTCTGGTTGGCGGGTTGGGCGGGAGCCGACGGTGCGCCCCAGGCCGGGGTCGCGGGCTGCGCGGCTGCGGCGGCGGGCCGGGGCTTGTTGGAGGGTTGGGCGGGCACGGGCTCGCCCGCCATCACCTTCTGCCATTCGGGCGCGGTGGGCAGCACGACATGGTCGAGCTTGTTGGCGTCCTTGTAGGCGGGGTTGCGGCTCGGCTCGATCTGGATCTTGGCCACGAAGCTGATGCCGTCGAGATCGGCGAGCCCGCGCAGCACCCGCTTGGCCTTCGCCGCCTCGCTCATGTCCTCGGGGTTCAGCCCGAGCGCGCTGTCGATCATCGCGCGGAAGGTCGATTTCGAGATCTTCCAGCCGATCGACTGGCCCTGCTCGTCGAGCTTGCCGCCCTGCACGGTGAAGTTCTGCCAGAACTTACGCCGGGCATGCGTGCCCTCGGCTACGGTAAACTCGGCGTCGAGCATCAGCACGTCGCTGCCGGGCTGGTTTGAGGCCTTGAGCAGCCCGCGATCCACTTCGCCCGTCCCATCGGTGCCGCCCTTGCGCAGCGTCATCACCAGTTTGGCGAAGGTGCCGTCGGGGATCAGGTCGCCGGACTGCTGCGGCTCCACGTCGTTCATGTCGAAGGTCATGTCGTCATCCTTTCCGGGGTTGATTGATCTTGGTGAGCAGCGCGCCGAGATCGGGCGGCTCGGTCAGGTCGAGCCTGCCGCTGCGGTCCTTGGCCGGCAGGCCAAAAGGATTGCCGGACTGGCAGACGAGGCGGCGTGCGTTGCCCTTGTCGGGATCGTGCCGCCAGGTCGGGGGCGCATCGGGCCCGGTGCCGGGATCCTGCGTAAACAGGCTCATCGTCAGCACCTGGTCGACGATGCCGGGGAGCTCGCGGGCGACCTTTCCGCCGTCCATCTGCGGTTGCCAGGTCACCCGGTTCATGTCGTCGACAACCTTCTCGAGGATGCCGACGAAAATCACGGTGCGGCCGGGCGCATGCTGAAGGTGCTTGAGAAGCCCAATTACCTCGCGCGCCAGAAGCCCGTATGCGCCGCGCGTGTCCGGTTTGCCGGTGCGTTCCGACAGCGCCTCGGGACGGGTCTTGGCCCATGCCATCGCCTGACGCGTCAGGTCGGTGATGCTGTCGACGAAAATGATGCGCTTGGTGTCCATCCTCTCGGCCAGCGCGGGATGCTGCGCCCGGAGATGCGCGTGGTGCGCCGCCGAGAAATGCTCCTCGGGCTGGGCGGCCGGGTTCGCGCCGCCGATCAGGCAGGCAATGTCGACCGCATCGGAGAAGCGGCGGATCGGGATGCTGTCGCCCGGCCAGTCCTGGACGGACTTCAGGCCCGCCTCCAGATCGATGCAGAGCGTCTCGGCAGGCGGCAGGGTCTTCAGCAGCGTGGTCTTGCCCGCGCCGCTCGGCCCGAACAGCGCCATGGTGGTCTTGCCCTGCGCCTCGCGCAGCCGGTCGTCAGCGGAGATGATGCGCAGGCTCATTGATCGCCCCCCTGCGGGACGATCTCGACCTTCAGCGTGCCGGGCCGGACGGTGCGCGCGGGCTCGAAACCGGCGCGGATCGCATCGGGCCAGGCGGCGTATTTGCGCTCGGGCACCTTGAACGCGATGTCGACATACTGCGCGGGATCGTCCCCGGCGGCGCGGATGCGCTCGACCATGGCCGCGAGGCGATCCTGATCCCAGTCGACCCGTTTGGGCAGATCGGCGACCACGGTGAAATCGCCGTCGTCGAAGCGGATCGTGCCTGTGTCCTTGCCTGCGGCCTGCCGTTCCTCGGCGGCGCGGGTGGCGTAGCGGACCGTCAGTGCGCCATCGAGGCGGGCCTTCGCGGCCTTGTCGCGCTTGATGCGCTCGTCCACATCGCGCTGCAGGATGGCCAGCAGCTCGACGGGCAGCTGCGCGATGTCCTGCAGGCCGAGGCCCGGCAGGTCGTCGATGGTGGGGGTGTTCGCAGGGAACGGCATGTAAGGGTCTCCATGATCGGCAAAAAGGGATTGGAAGGCGGTCATCACGCGGCCTCCTGCTCAGCCAGCAGAAGCGCGGACAGCGAGACGGCTGCGGCCTTCGGTTTGGGGCGGGCGACGGCGATGTAGGCGAACTGGTCGGGGCCCGTGCGCTCCTGCACC